GATGCCGCCAAAGCTATGGATATCGGCCTTTCCACAATGACAAGATGGGTCAAACAACTGCGTGATGAGCGTCAGGGCAAAACACCAAAAGCCTCTCCGATAACACCAGAACAAATCGAAATACGTGAGCTGAGGAAAAAGCTACAACGCATTGAAATGGAGAATGAAATATTAAAAAAGGCTACCGCGCTCTTGATGTCAGACTCCCTGAACAGTTCTCGATAATCGGGAAACTCAGAGCGCATTATCCTGTGGTCACACTCTGCCATGTGTTCGGGGTTCATCGCAGCAGCTACAGATACTGGAAAAACCGTCCTGAAAAACCAGACGGCAGACGGGCTGTATTACGCAGTCAGGTACTTGAGTTGCATAACATCAGGTTCTGCCGGGGCAAGAAGCATCGCCACAATGGCAACCCTGAGAGGCTTCAGAATGGGGCGCTGGCTTGCCGGCAGGCTCATGAAAGAACTGGGACTGGTCAGTTGCCAGCAGCCTGCGCACCGTTATAAACGAGGTGGTCGTGAACATGTCACTATCCCGAATCACCTTGGGCGGCAGTTCGCAGTGACAGAGCCAAATCAGGTATGGTGCGGCGACGTGACGTACATCTGGACGGGGAAACGTTGGGCATACCTTGCCGTTGTTCTCGACCTGTTCGCAAGAAAACCAGTGGGCTGGGCCATGTCGTTCTCGCCGGACAGCAGGCTCACCATGAAAGCGCTGGAAATGGCATGGGAAACCCGTGGTAAGCCCGGCGGGGTGATGTTCCACTGCGATAGTAATAATGCCGGTATCAGTTTTTATCATCACTCTGTTTGCTGTTTAACCAGACTGGTGTGATTACTGATGCAGTGAAGACCTTCCCGCATCCTGACTCACACAGCGATCGACCCTTTGTGTCCTGCCCTGGACCTGTCGGTTGCCGGAAGCGCCTTCATGCGAGGCGTCTCCTCACCGATGCGCGTGACTCAAGAAGGGCCTGACGGTTTGTCTCGTTACTGTCCTGTCCGAGTTATCTGTCTGGAGATTCAACTCTGTTTCCTCACAGGAGCTCTGTTATGGCAGGTAAAGTTACGGAAACCGCTGTTGTGGGTGGCGTGGATACACATAAAGATCTGCACGTTGCCGCTGTCGTAGATCAGAACAATAAAGTTCTGGGGACCCAGTTTTTCTCCACAACACGGCAAGGTTACCGGCAGATGCTGGCATGGATGACTTCGTTTGGGGCATTAAAGCGAATTGGTGTTGAGTGTACTGGCACCTATGGATCAGGTCTGCTTCGCTATTTACAGAATGCCGGGTTAGACGTTCTTGAGGTGACTGCGCCAGATCGGATGGAGCGACGCAAACGGGGTAAAAGTGACACGATTGATGCTGAATGTGCCGCTCACGCCGCATTCTCCGGAATAAGAACCGTCACACCCAAAACGCGCAATGGCATGATTGAGTCTCTGCGGGTATTAAAAACTTGCCGAAAAACAGCAATATCAGCCCGCAGAGTCGCTCTCCAGATTATCCATTCCAATATTATCTCTGCCCCGGATGAATTACGTGAACAGCTCAGAAATATGACGCGCATGCAGCTCATCAGGACTCTGGGATCCTGGCGGCCTGATGCCAGTGAATACCGCAATGTTACCAACGTTTATCGTATTTCATTAAAGTCCCTTGCCCGACGCTATCTCGAGTTACATGACGAAATCGCTGATTTGGATGTCATGATTGCGGCAATTGTCGATGAGCTGGCGCCTGAACTGATTAAACGTAATGCTATTGGATACGAAAGCGCTTCGCAGTTGCTGATCACGGCAGGAGACAATCCCCAACGATTAAGATCAGAATCAGGTTTTGCGGCACTGTGTGGTGTCAGCCCTGTTCCCGTATCTTCAGGAAAAACGAATCGTTATCGACTTAACCGGGGTGGAGATCGTGCTGCAAATAGTGCACTTCACATCATTGCCATCGGACGTTTGCGAACTGACGATAAAACGAAGGAATATGTCGCCAGACGAGTAGCGGAAGGGCATACAAAAATGGAAGCAATACGCTGCCTGAAGCGCTATATCTCACGCGAAGTTTATACATTACTGCGTAATCAAAACAGGCAGCTCAACAGCATCCCGATAACGGCTTGACTCTTAGAAGGGCGTCCAGGGCAGCCACTATACAAGCAGGCAGTTCCGGCAGTTACTGTGGCGTTACCAGATCAAACAGAGTCTGAGTCGACGAGGAAATTGCTGGGATAACAGCCCGATGGAGCGCTTCTTCAGGAGTCTGAAAAACGAGTGGATACCGGTGACGGGTTACATGAACTTCAGCGATGCTGCCCATGAAATAACGGACTATATCGTTGGGTATTACAACGCGCTCAGGCCGCACGAATATAACGGTGGGTTGCTACCAAATGAATCGGAAAACCGATACTGGAAAAACTCTAAAGCGGTGGCCAGTTTTTGTTGACCACTACAAAACACTGCTGAGATATTCAATTTTCCAGTGCCGGATGTGGCACAAAAGGAGCGGCGCGTGGCAGATCTCGACGATGGTTATACGCGCATTGCAAATGAGTTGCTGGAAGCTGTGATGCTGGCCGGATTAACACAGCACCAGTTTCTGGTCTTCCTGGCTGTCATGCGCAAAACATATGGCTTTAATAAAAGACTGGATTGGGTGAGCAACGAGCAACTTTCCGAATTGACCGGGATATTGCCGCACAAGTGTTCTGCTGCAAAAAGCGTTCTGGTAAAGCGTGGGATTTTTATTCAGAGCGGGCGGAATATCGGCATTAATAATGTGGTCAGTGAATGGTCAACATTACCCGAATCAGGTAAGAAAAATAAAGTTTACCTGAAAGAGGTAAATTTACCTGAATCAGGTAAGAAAAGTTTACCCAAATCAGGTAAAGGCGTTTACCCGAATCAGGTAAACACAAAAGACAAACTAACAAAAGACAATATAAAACCTTTTTCGTCCGAGAATTCTGACGAATCCTCTGACCAGCCAGAAAACGATCTTCCTGTGGTGAAACCGGATGCTGCAATTCAGAGCGGCAGCAAGTGGGGGACAGCAGAAGACCTGATCGCCGCAGAGTGGATGTTTGACATGGTGAAGACCATCGCGCCATCAGCCAGAAAACCGAATTTGCAGGGTGGGCTAACGATATCCGCCTGATGCGTGAACGTGACGGACGTAACCACCGCGACATGTGTGTACTGTTCCGCTGGGCATGCCAGGACAACTTTTGGTCTGGTAACGTGCTGAGCCCGGCCAAACTTCGCGACAAGTGGACCCAACTCGAAATCAACCGTAACAAACAACAGGCTGGCGTGACAGCCGGAAAACCAAAACTCGACCTGACAAACACTGACTGGATTTACGGGGTGGATTTATGAAAAACATCGCCGCACAGATGGTTAACTTTGACCGTGAGCAGATGCGTCGGATCGCCAACAATATGCCGGAACAGTACGACGAAAAGCCGCAGGTACAACAGGTAGCGCAGATCATCAATGGTGTGTTCAGCCAGTTACTGGCAACTTTCCCGGCGAGCCTGGCTAACCGGGACCAGAACGAACTGAACGAAATTCGCCGCCAGTGGGTGCTGGCTTTCCGGGAAAACGGGATCACCACAATGGAACAGGTTAACGCAGGAATGCGCGTAGCCCGTCGGCAGAATCGACCATTCCTGCCATCACCCGGGCAGTTTGTTGCATGGTGCCGTGAAGAAGCATCCGTTATTGCCGGACTGCCAAACGCCAGCGAGCTGGTTGATATGGTTTACGAGTATTGCCGGAAGCGTGGCCTGTATCCGGATGCAGAGTCTTATCCGTGGAAATCAAACGCGCACTACTGGCTGGTTACTAGCCTGTACCAGAATATGCGGGCCAATGCGCTTACTGATACGGAATTACGGCGCAAGGCTGCCGATGAACTGACTTGTATGACCGCGCGAATTAACCGTGGTGAGGCGATACCTGAACCAGTAAAACAACTTCCTGTCATGGGCGGTAGACCTCTAAATCGTGTTCAGGCGCTGGCGAAGATCGCAGAAATCAAAGCTAAGTTCGGGCTGAAAGGAGTGATGAAATAGAGCTAAAGTATTAGCTTAAAAATAAAGTATACCTAGCGAATATAATCTAGGACTAGTTGTTATGCCCGAAATGATTGATTGCGTGAGTAACAAAGTGTCTCTTCCATTGTTGTGAAATCATTTAGCCATAAAGTTTATGCAGAGATTTTATTTTATTTTTGAGTTGATTTTTTTGTAACGATCTGTATATTTCGCGCCTCTTGTCATACCAGTTATTTTTTTCATTATATTCATAACGTTGATTGAACTATGACCACTGTGAATAAAAAGTTAAAAAAAACTGCATCTGGCGCGATTACATGGTCGGTAATTGTTACCCAGATATTATCTCCAGTTTCTCTTTCTTTGATCCCAGCAAACAGTTTTGCATCATCTGGTAATAAAGATGTTACGCAAACTTATGCCAGCGATGAGCATGCAAATAAAGTGGCCTCATTTGCAGCAAGTGCAGGTCAGAGCCTGGCGAATAATAATGCAAGTAGTTTTGCTGTAAATACTTTATCAACTCAGGGGACAAAAGAGGTCGTCGACTGGTTGCAACAATATGGCAATGCGCGCATCAAGCTTAATGTCGATGATTCTTTTTCCTTGAAGGATTCATCATTCGACTTTTTATATCCATGGCTGGATACTCAGGATTATGTGTTATTCAGTCAGACATCACTACATCGTACTGATGACCGAAATCAGACCAATATTGGTTTGGGGATTCGTCATTTCACTCCTGATAACGCAATGTTGGGTGCGAATGTTTTTTATGATTACGATTTAAGTCGCAGTCACTCTCGTGCAGGTTTTGGGGTTGAGTACTGGAGGGATTATTTCAGGCTTGGTGTAAATACCTATTTTGGTCTATCTGACTGGAAGAACAGTCGGGATATTGATGATTATCTGGAAAGACCTGCAAATGGCTGGGATTTTTCTGCTGAAGGATGGCTACCTGCTTATCCGCAATTAGGGGCATCTATTCAGTTTGAAAAATATTATGGTAAAAATGTCGGGTTATTTGGAAGCGATAACCTTCAGGAAAACCCTTACGCAGTTACTGGGGGAATTTCTTATACACCAGTTCCTCTGATTAAGTTTTCTGCACAGCATAAGCAAGGACAGAGCAACGTTCACGATACAACCTTCGGTGTTGAGTTTAATTATCGCCCGGGCGTTTCCCTGGCTGAACAGCTTAGCAGCGATAATGTTGCAGTTATGCGAGAAGTCCAGAATCGGCGTTATGATTTTGTTGAACGAAATAACAACATTGTTCTGGAGTACAAGAAGAAGCATGCACTGAAAATCAGTTTGCCAGAGTCTGTTCAGGGGGAGGGGGAATCAATCATCCCTGTAACACTGACAATCAACAATGCTAGTGGTGGTATCAAGTCTGTACAGTGGAATGATAGTGCATTCACTGCGGCTGGCGGCAAGATCAGTGGAAATGGCACATCATGGCAGATCACTTTACCGGCTTATAAAAGCGAAGGTGTAAATTCGTGGAATGTTGGAGCCACAGTCCAGGATAACAGAGGCAATGTTTCCAACTATGCCGTTATGAATATCAGCGTTAATAATAGTGGTGTCTCGACAGCGGATTCATCTTTTACGCTGGATGGGGATTCGTCTCCGACGATCTCTGCTGATGGTCAATCCACTTATCCAATAGTATTAAGCCTGAAAGACAGTAACGGTAAGGCATTAACCGGACTGGCTGATGACATTGAAATGTCTGTGGAATTTACTGCGGATAGCAATAGTGCTCGACAGCGTGAAACGGTAACTGCTCCGTCATTAGGCGCGGTAGAGGAAATCTCTGCTGGTGTATATCGCTCTGTTCTGGCTGCTGGTTCGCAGGCTGGGACGGTACGTGTAACTGCAAAAGTTCAGGGAAAAACATTTACTCTCAGTATTAAGCAAACAGCAGCAACAGAACCTGATTCTGAGGTCAGTGCTGTTTTAACCGCTGCACCAGCAGAACAGGTAGTTGGTTACAATATCAATCTACAACTGGCAGTGAAGGATTCACAAGGAAATGCAATCACTGGTGATAACACTCTGAGCTTTTATGCTCTTAACCAGGCAGAAGGAGTCGAGTTTGGGACTGTAACGGAAAAAGACGGTGTCTATAGCGCGACAGTAACTTCAAAACGAGCTGGTAAGATTACTATCGGTGTTAAATCTGATAGTCATGATTTCTCAGGTGTTAAGAAAGAAATCACCTTTATTGAGGACCGGCAGCAGGTTACATTCTCTCAGTTTGAAGCCAGCCAAAATAATGCATTGGCTGATGGAAAACAGAGAAATATGGTAACTGTAAGCCTTGCGGACCGTTTCGGCAATGTTGTTCCTGGTTATGCTGTCACATTGTCTTTACCAGCAGGGATAACTCAAGTTGGTGGTGAACATGCTGTTTCAACTGACGAAAATGGTAATGCTATTTTTGCGTTAATAAGCTCCACTCCGGGGTCTTACGTGATTACAGCTCATGCTGGTTCTCAGATGTCTACTGAGTTAACAGTGACCTTTGCATCAAATATGACCGGAGCTTCACTGTCACTGACGCCTGAAAGCAGTAGTTTAATTTCCAATATTCCTGCTAATGGTAAGGATGCAGCGGTATTAGATGTGCAGCTGACAAATACGAATGCGTCGGTCAATGGGCAAAAGATTCAGCTCATCACCTCATCTGAAGGATTATCTGTACCAACAAATATCGTGACTGATTCAACAGGGCATGTTTCTGTTCCGCTTACAACGGTGAAAGCTGGTGAGTACACGGTGACTGCACGGGTGACTGACGGTTCCCATAGCGTGGAATCTGGCAGCGTTAAGTTAACTTTTGTGCCCGATGTTGCTTCTGCAGAACTTACTATGAGTGTATCAAAACAGGAGATTGTGGCCGATGGCAGTGAAAACGCAACAGTAAACATTCAGTTGGTTGATGCGAATAACAATGCGTTTACAGGTGAGGTGGATTTAACGATTACACCATCGACGGGAGCATCATTGACCAGTAGTAATCTGCAACTGGATGCTCATGGACAGGCAACAACGCAGTTCACTGCATCGAAATCAGGCCAGTACACAATTCAGGCCGAGTATGTTCTGGATGGGAAACGCATAACCGCAAGCCAGAATATTGATGCCGTGACGGATGTGAAGGGGGCTGTGTTGGAGATCACATCATCTGCATCTTCGGCTGTAGTGAGCGATACCAACAATCTGGTATTTACGTTACTGTTGAAAAGTAAGTCAGGCGAAGCATTAAGTGGTCGAGCATTGAATGTTAAGACATCTGGGCCGTCTAAATATGGTGCGTTGGTGGTTGATAAAACCACAGTAACGACTGATGAGAACGGTCAGGCTACGGTAAGCGTACATGGTCGAACGGTTGGTTCGTATAAATTAACGGCGACCTTAAACGAACTTGGCAGTGATGTTAGCGCGGTGAAATCATTCTCCCTGTACGCTGATGACGCAAATGGAGTATTGACTCTAACAAAAGATCCTGGTTATGAGACAAACGATGGCTCTCCAGTAGGTATTTATGCTCGATTTGTCGATCATTTTGGAAACCCATTATCTGGTACGGTTGAGTTTTCTGCTGGTAGTGAAGATAGTCCAGACTCTCAACGGGTCAAAATGGAGCCTGCTACAGTAACGTTACACTGGACAGGTAATGCAGCTTCGGAATTCAGCACCTATGAAAGTGGTTATCACTGGATTAAGGCCAAAATAACGAATAGCAAAAATACATATGAGAAAACAATAAGGACTTATGTTGTAAAACTACCTGAAAAGGATAGTTAACAAAATTGAATGGGGAGGGCTTAGCCCTCCCTCTTTTTACAGGTTAGCGTTTGGGTTTTGTTGTTGGGGAGCTGTTTTTATAGGCGCTCCCAGGTTTTTAGTAAACCACTCAACGACTCTGTTTATAATAATTGGCTGATACCATGTCTTATCGCCATGCTCGGCCCCTTCTACCAGCACGTACTCAGCGTTATCGCCGTTCTTCTTCAACATCCTGAATAGTTTGGCGCTTTGCTCAGGTGAAACCAGAGTGTCTTTGCTACCATGCATAATAAGAAATGGGGGTTTTACTCCTTTCATATGTCCGATTGGACTGGCGTTTAGCGCTTTTTCTTTTGACGCTGTGATGGGGGCTCCCGCAAAATTTCTGAATGCAGGGCCATTGATCATTAAGGCTTCGGTTACGGCAGGAGAGCGATGAACCTCCTGCACTGATTCAGGGAACCCCTCGCCAATATTCAACAAGTCAGAAATCCCATAAAGTGTGGCAACTGCCTGAACATCTGAGGATTGCTGAAGAAAGTCACCTTTATCAAAGGTTTTGTCACCATTTGTAGTTCCCATCATCTGAGCAAGCCATCCACCGGCAGAGTCACCCAGAACTCCGATTCTTTGAGGATCAATCCCATAATTGCTGGCATGCTCTCTCAGGTAACGTATTGCAGCTTTTCCATCCTCAACTGGTGCTGGAAATGTATCAGGAATTGTTCTGTATTCTACAGCGGCCACAACAAAACCAGCTTCTGCCAGAGCCATTCTCATTTCAATAAATTTGTCATGTTCAGAAGACATGAATCCGCCGCCGGGATAATAAATAATGGCTGGTTTTAAATCATTTGTTCGCGGGACAAGAACTGACATGTGAAGCTGTCTGACAGAACGAGTTCCTTTTATCTGGGAATAAACAACATCACCAATGAGATCGACTTGGTTTCTGGTCGGTGAAACACTAATGATATCTGCACCCGGGGTGTAACCAGGAAGATTAGTCTGGACAGGTGTTGCACAACTCCCGACCGACATGGCCATTGACATACCATACAATAGTGTTGCAGATGATAATATCTTGTTAATTTTCATGTTTTACATGCCTTGACTTATCGGATGAAATTCTCTTACTGAATTTAACGGCAGTTTAATAGCCGTACAACTCGTGGTAGCCAGGGAAATATCCCAGTCGTGGTTAAGGTTGTACTTGACGGCTATTATTTCAACAATGCTTAAAGTGAGAGCTTAAGGTTATGCGTATGTTTTACAGTCCGAGTAGATTCTGACCAATAGCTTCTTTGTATAATTCTGTCAGAAATAAATCTTGGCTTGCATGAAGTTTGAGACCTTATCTTGTTTGATTATGAATAATCAATTCGCCATAATTGTATCACCGGAGCCTGAACAACTCCGGTGACTTCTGCGCTAAACGGGGACGTTTATGCGCACACACAATCCAAACTCTCTTCTCCCTTCACAGATGCAGAAATGCACCTGCGTTTTTTTGCATCCAGCGTCTGACCTCTGTGGAGGTGAAGCGTGAACCTACCACAAGATGGCATCAAACTGCATCGCGGTAACTTCATCGCTATCGGCCAGCAGATCCAGCCTTATCTGGAGGACGGAAAATGCTTTCGCATGGTGCTTAAACCGTGGCGTGAGAAACGCAGTCTTTCCCAGAATGCACTCAGCCATATGTGGTACAGCGAAATCAGTGAATACCTCATCAGCAGGGGGAAATCGTTCGCTACCGCAGCATGGGTAAAAGATGCTCTCAAACACACATACCTCGGTTATGAAACCAAGGACCTGGTTGATGTCGTAACCGGCGAAATCACTACTATCCAGTCGTTACGCCATACCTCCGATCTTGATACCGGAGAGATGTATGTCTTCCTGTGTAAGGTTGAAGCCTGGGCGATGAATATTGGCTGCCACCTGACTATTCCGCAGAGCTGCGAGTTCCAGCTGCTGCGCGACAAGCAGGAGGCGTAATGGCTACACCGCTTATTCGTGTCATGAACGGACACATCTACAAAGTACCAAATCGTCGTAAGCGTAAACCTGAGCTGAAGCCATCCGAAATACCAACACTGCTCGGGTATACCGCCAGCCTGGTTGATAAAAAATGGTTGCGACTGGCAGCAAGGAGGAATCATGGCTGATTTAAGAAAAGCAGCGCGTGGTCGGGAATGCCAGGTAAGAATCCCTGGCGTATGTAATGGCAATCCTGAAACGTCAGTACTGGCACATATCCGGCTGGCTGGATTGTGCGGTACCGGTATCAAACCGCCAGACCTGATTGCCACCATTGCATGTTCTGCCTGCCACGACGAAATCGACCGTCGCACGCATTTTGTTGACGCTGGATATGCAAAAGAATGCGCGCTGGAAGGTATGGCGAGAACACAGGTTATCTGGTTGAAAGAGGGGGTTATTGAGGCGTGAATACCTACAGCATCACATTACCCTGGCCTCCGAGCAATAATCGCTATTACCGCCATAATCGTGGGCGCACGCACGTCAGCGCAGAGGGGCAGGCATACTGCGATAACGTCGCCCGAATCATTAAAAACGCAATGCTGGATATCGGCTTGGCTATGCCAGTGAAAATCAGCATTGAGTGCCACATGCCGGATCGCCGTCGCCGTGACCTTGATAATCTGCAAAAGGCCGCTTTTGACGCACTCACCAAAGCAGGTTTCTGGCTGGATGATGCTCAGGTCGTTGATTACCGCGTTGTGAAGATGCCCGTTACCAAAGGTGGGAAGCTGGAGCTGACTATCACTGAACTGGGAGATGAATGATGTTTGAGTCTTATATGGCAGAGCGTCTTCGCCGCCGCTGGGTGCGCCTGCGCTTATATCGTTTTCCTGGTTCTGTTTTGACCGATTACCGAATACTGAAGAATTACGCCAAAACCCTGACAGGAGCAGGAGTATGAAGTCAGAGATAACAATCAACTAATACTGTTTTGTTGATTTTTGCTTGTAATTGGCGTTCTGGTCTGATTTTTGTGGAGTAAGTTGATGCGTGATATTCAGATGGTTCTTGAGCGTTGGGGAGCGTGGGCGGCTAATAATCATGAAGATGTGACCTGGTCGTCCGTTGCCGCCGGTTTTAAGGGATTAATTCCTTCAAAAGTAAAATCTCGCCCGCAATGTTGTGACGATGACGCGATGATCATTTGCGGGTGC